CGCCCTCCTCCAATGGGCTGATGGACCTGTGGGCGGAATTTCGCGTTCTGGATATGGGCAAACGCCTGGGGCGGTTTATCACCCATTACCGCACCGCCTTCTTTCAGCCGGATAAGCGAAACGCCCAGGTGGTGTTCTCCTACAAGCCCCTCCCCGGAGCCGAGGATGCCATCTATGAGAAAATTTCCGACATCACCATCTCCATGCGGGCGGGCGACTATCTGGATATGCCGGAATGCGTGATGAACGAGGTCAAGGTCACCCTCTCCGAAAAGGAGCGGCAAGCCTACGACACCATGCGCTCAGAGCTGGTGCTCTCCCTGGGCGGTGAAGAGGTGGACGCCGGGAACGCGGCGGCTCTGGCGAACAAGCTCTCCCAGATGGCCAACGGCGCGGTGTATGGGGAGGACAAAAAGATTCTCCCGCTTCACGACCGAAAACTGGACGCTCTGGAGGATCTTATCGAAGCCGCCAACGGCAAGTCCGTCCTGGTGGCCTACTGGTTCAAGCACGATCTGGAGCGCATCCGCGCCCGGTTTCCCGTCCGGGAAATCAAGACCGCCCAGGGCATCGCCGATTGGAACCAGGGGAAAATTCCGGTGGCGGTCATCCACTCGGCCTCCGCCGGCCACGGTTTGAACCTGCAGTCCGGCGGTTCCACCCTCGTCTGGTTCGGACTGACCTGGTCGCTGGAGCTTTACCAGCAGACCAACGCCCGGCTCTGGCGGCAGGGGCAGAAAGACACAACTGTGGTCATCCACCACATTATCACGAAGAACACCATTGACGAGCGAATCATGTCCGCCCTTCAAAAAAAGGAACGGGCGCAGTCGGCTCTGATTGACGCAGTTAAAGCGGATCTGGAGGTGCGAAAATGACAGCGAAAGAATATTTATCCCAAGCCCGGCTGCTGGATGCCCGGATTAACGCCAAGATTCAGCAGGTTTCGGCGCTGAACGATTTAGCCACCCACGCCACCGCCACCCTGACGGGGATGCCCCGGAATCCCAGCCGGTCTGAGTCCCGCATGGCGGAAGCGGTGGTCAAAATCATCGACCTGCAGAATGAAATCAACCACGACATCGATGAGTTGGTGGACTTGAAGCGGGAGATCACCCGCCGGGTGAAATCCATCCCCAACGACGAGTATCAGCTCCTGTTGGAGAAGCGGTATCTGTGCTTCATGCCCTGGGAGAAGATCGCCGTGGACATGGGCTATTCCATCCAGCACATCTACCGTCTCCACGATTGGGCGCTGCGGGAATTTCCCGTCCCCCAGGAAACATGAGAGTTCGATGTATTGAATGAGAGTAGCTCCGTAGTGTATCATTAAAATTGCCAAGATAACAAGGACAGCCTCATGGGAGCCATCCCGTGGGGCTTTTCTTATGCCCGAAGGGAGGTGGAACGGTGCCGACAAAACCCAAGCGCCCCTGTTCGTACCCTGGATGCCCCAAGTTGACGGACGGCAGGTTCTGTGAGGAGCACGCCAAAACGGAGGCCAAACGCTACGAGAAGTACGACCGTGACCCGGCTGTACGCCGCAGGTATGGCCGCGCCTGGAAGCGCATCCGCGACCGGTACATCCAGGAGCACCCGCTGTGCGAGCTGTGTCAGCAAGAAGGCAGGCTGACCCCCGCCGAGGAGGTCCACCACAAGAAGCCGCTGGCGGAAGGCGGAACCCATGCGCGGGACAACCTCATTGCCCTGTGTAAATCCTGTCACGCCAGAATCCATGCCCAGCGCGGTGACCGCTGGCACAAGCATTGACCCGGTAGGGGGATGAAAATCTCTACAGCCTGTGGGCCGTGCAACGGGCCGGGGGTCTCGCGCACAAAATCGCGGTTTCAAAGGGGGTATATACCCCCGGATTGAGAAAGGAGGAAATCTGTGGCCAAAGACGGTACCAACCGCGGCGGCGCCCGTGCTGGTGCCGGCGCAAAGAGAAAGCCCCTCGCCGATAAAATCGCCGAGGGCAATCCCGGCAGAAGGAAGCTGACTGTCATCGACTTTCAGGACACAGCCGATTTAGAAGGTCAGCCCATGCCGAAACCGTCAGCCATGCTGTCCGCCACCCAGAAGGATGGCAAGACGCTGGTCGCCGCCGAGGTCTATGAGAAGACCTGGACCTGGCTGGCGGAGCGGGGATGCGCCGCGCTGGTTTCCCCGCAGCTTTTGGAGCGATACGCCATGAGCGTGGCCCGCTGGATACAGTGCGAAGAAGCCATTACCGAATACGGTTTTCTCGCCAAGCACCCCACCACAGGGAACGCGATCCAAAGTCCCTATGTGGCGATGAGCCAGAACTTCATGTCCCAGACCAACCGCCTGTGGATGGAGATCTACCAGATCGTCAAGGAGAACTGTTCCAGCGAGTATGGTGGGGCCACGCCCCAGGACGATGTGATGGAGCGGCTGCTGTCCGCTCGGAAAGGAAAATGAGTATGACCAAATATAAAACGGCTGAAAGCGTCCGGCGCGGTCACCCGGACAAGCTGTGCGACCTGATCGCCGACAGCATTCTGGACGAGTGTCTGCGGCACGACCGCTATTCCCGCTGCGCCTGCGAGGTCATGGCCACCAAGGGGAAAATCTTTGTCTGCGGGGAGATCACCTGCGCGGCAAAGATCAACATCCGCTCGGTGGTTCGGGAAGTCCTCCGCAAAGTGGGCTACAACCCCATGAAATTCATCGTGTTCGTCTATGTCCACCGGCAGAGTCCCGACATCGCCGGCGGCGTGGATTCCGCGCTGGAAGTGCGGGATGGCGGCAGCGAGGATGTGTTCGCCACCACCGGCGCCGGCGACCAGGGCACCGTGTACGGCTACGCCACCAGGGAAACCTGGACCCGTCTGCCCGTCCCTGTGGTTTTCGCAAACGACATCTGCAAAGGTCTGGACGAAGCGATGCAGGATGGAACCATCCGGGGCATTGGTCCCGATGGCAAAGCCCAGGTGACCGTGGTGTATGAGGACGGAAAACCCGTGGGTGTGAAAAACATTGTGGTGTCCGTCCAGCACGATGAAGGAAAAAATCTGGAGGAGCTTCGGCGGGAGATCATCTCCGAGGTGCTGTATTCCATTCTGGACCGTTTCGGCTTCCCCAAGGACGTGGAGATCCTCGTCAACCCTTCCGGCAGGTTCGTGGAGGGTGGTCCCGCCGCCGATACCGGCCTGACCGGCAGGAAGCTGATGGTGGACACCTATGGCGGTCTTGCCGCCCATGGCGGCGGCGCCTTCTCCGGGAAGGACCCCACCAAGGTGGACCGCTCCGCCGCATACATGGCCAGAGCCATTGCCCGGAATGTGGTGGGCGCATGGCTGGCGGAGGAATGCCAGGTTTCCATCTCCTATGCTATCGGCAAAGCTCAGCCCACCGCTGTGGAAATCGACACCTTTGGCACCGCCAGGGTGGACGAGGATGTCATCCGGCTGGCGGTACTGGACGTGTTCGACCTGCGTCCCGCCGCCATCATCTCCGTACTGCACCTTCGCACGCCCCTGTACGCCGATACCTCCTCCTACGGCCACTTCAACGGATACAAGTACAGCTGGGAAAACCTCGACAAGACAGATGAGCTGCGGAAGGCGGTGGAAAAGTATGCTGATTGAGCGCAAGCGCACCGCCGACCTCATCCCCGCCGACTACAATCCCCGCAAGGACTTAAAGCCCGGCGACCCGGAGTACGACAAGCTGAAACGCTCCATGGAGCAGTTCGGCTATGTGGAGCCGGTGATCTGGAACAAGACCACCGGACGGGTGGTGGGCGGTCACCAGCGGCTGAAGGTGCTCATGGACATGGGCGTCACCGAAGTGGAGTGCGTGGTGGTGGAGCTTAACGAGGAGCGGGAAAAAGCCCTCAACATCGCCCTAAACAAAATCTCCGGCGATTGGGACAAGGACAAGCTGATGCTCCTCATCTCCGACCTGCAGGGCGCCGACTTCGATGTGTCCCTCACCGGCTTCGACCCCGCCGAGATCGATGACCTTTTTAAGGACAGTCTGAAGGACGGGGTCAAAGAGGATGACTTCGATGTAGACGCCGAGCTGGAGAACCCCGCCATTACCAAGGCCGGGGATGTCTGGACGCTGGGGCGGCACCGGCTGATCTGCGGGGACAGCACCAAGGCGGAAACCTTCTCTCTGCTGATGGACGGACTGAAGGCCAACCTGGTCATCACCGACCCGCCCTATAACGTCAACTACGAGGGCAGCGCCGGGAAAATCAAAAACGACAATATGGAGAACGCCGCCTTCTACGACTTCCTGCTGGCGGCATTTCAGAATACAGCGGAAGCCATGGCGGACGATGCCTCCATCTATGTGTTCCACGCGGACACCGAGGGGCTGAACTTCCGAAAGGCATTCTCGGACGCCGGCTTCTACCTTTCCGGGACGTGTATCTGGAAGAAGCAGTCCCTGGTGCTGGGCCGCTCACCCTATCAGTGGCAGCACGA